CTTGCGAATCTCACGCCAATCTGAGCCACGCATCACGAAGTCTGCTTCAGCATCAAGCGAATCTAGGTGATCGGTGATTCGATCGTATTCCGCGATTACATCACCAAGACCACCAAGCGGCGAACCTGATTCATCCCCACCCGAGCTATCCTGGCGGAGGGCGGCGAGCTTGTTCCAATGTTTCTTAGATGCGTTTAGCGAACAAACGTCGCAAATGACCATTTCCCCGTGAATAGCAAGGTAATCATTGCGGCATAGCGGACACGGTAACAGTTCGCTATCGTCCATCTTAGTCTCCCGCCACACGAAAGTCCATCGCCGTGATCGTTTCCGTTTGCCCATGCAGCAGCGCCGATTTCTCAAGTCGTTTGCGTGCTGGCTTCTTCTTCTTCTTCAACCCGCTATCGTCCACCTCGCTGCGGCTCTCTTGGGGGGTTGTCATGCTAAATCGCTTCCATCATCGGCAGCGAAATCATCCGCGGCGTTCGGCACAACGAATGCCGACCGCGTATCGCTCTCCGGTGCGACGTGCGCATTACCGGGTTCTTGTGTAATGAGCGACACAAGCTGCGCCCAGCGTTTCGGTGTCATCTTGAAGAACGCTTCCGCCTTGGTCGGCGTGAGCACTTTCATCGTGTACATCTCGGTGATCTTCAGGCGCATCGCCTTCATCAACTTGATGGCGGCGTTCTCGTCGCCCCATTTACGGTTGCCTTTCTTGCCGACGACGAGCTTCCAGCCGGCGACCTTCTCGCCATTGCGCAGCAGCAGATCGGCTTTGGCGCGCACTGCTTTGCACCAGTCTTCGACCATCTCCACCTTCGACATGCGATGGCCGATCAAATCGGTGACAGCCGGCACGATAACCGGCGCGGTCTTGGTCTTGTCATCGAGTGCGTCGAAATCCCCGAACACCGCTTCACTCACGGTGCGCGCCAGCTCGGGGCACGTCGCCTTGGCCTTACAGAATCGGCACGCCGGCTCGCTCGCGTGCAGATGGTGGCGCACCGCATCGGGTTTTTCCAGCAACGTAGACATCGCGTGGTACGCCTTGGGCACTACTTCGTTCTTCACCCAAGCCTGTAGAGTCGTGACCGGGCACACCCACTCGTCGAGATGCGAGAGCCGCGGTTGGTGAATAATCAAACGCACGAGATCGAAGTTGTCTCCGGCTGGATCGAACTTGGCAAGCGCCGCGGCAGCGTAAATCATGAGCTGCGGATTGCGCTCGGCGAACACCTGGACGCCCATGCCGTACTTCAGATCGTGAACTTGCAGCTCACGATGGCCGAGCAACTCGATCACCGCGTCGCTCGTGCCGAAGGCGTCTTTTTCTTCAGTGATGTGGCTGATCGACATGCGCTGCTCGATGCGCAGAACAGCGTCGCCGCTAGCAGCGTACTCCCTGATGTGGTTGACGTAGGTACGCACGTTCTCGATCATCGAGTCGTCAACGGTGAAATCGTTGACGATGGAAGTGACGTGACCTTTCAGCAGCGGTGGTCTTGGTGCTTCGATGCCCGGCCAGTACACCCCGTTAACGATTTGGAATACCCGACCGGCGTACGCAGCCGGATCGTTGTTGGTGGTGAGGCACATCGACGCGAGCGCGTGCGCTGCGGTGCCTTCGTCGGCGTACTCGTTTGTTTCGCCTGGGCACTGCGCTTCGAGTGCCACGCTGCCGGGACATGTCATCCAGCGCTCGGCACCGGATGGAGAGAGGATCGCGTGAGCTGTTTTCACTTTGACTTCCTCTTGTCGCATTCTTTGGAAACCGCAACGTTCACGCCTAGGTCGGCGATGTACGCTTGGACTTCATCGGAGTTCTTGCCCACCGCTCCGGTGCTCCATTCACGAATGTCTTTGTGCCGAAGCTTCGGATTGTTGAAGAAGACGCGAGCGCCGTGAAGAATTGCGCGCTCCAAAGTTGCCATGCTCATGTTTCAACTCCCTTTTCGTTTCGCAATGTTGCGACGCTTCTTCGCATCGCGCAAATCCATTGACACCGTGCGGTGGGATGTTCGGTGCGTCGCGGTTAGGTAGCCGCGTGCATGAAACGTCGGACGGTTGATGTACTCCGCGATCCTCGCACGCAGCTCCGCAGCAGCGGCTACCTGCACCGCACGCTTCCCGAACATTCCCGCTACACGGTTGAAGAAGCCCATGACTAGACTGCGGGGGGCAGCTCGGCGGTCTTCTTCTTGATGACGGCGAGCACTTCGGCGAACTGCTCGGGTTTAACCGTCTTGAGGCTTTCGTGCCCGAACTGTTTGCAGATTTCCCGGCCAACGTTGCCGCCTTCCGCACCGTGCGCTTTGCACAGCGCGAGGAACGGCACCTTGATATCTTCGTAGGTCAGGCCGTTCGCAGCCGGCGCTGCGGTGGTCTTGGCTCCTGCTGCCGCGGGCTTGGCGTTGCCGGTGGTGCTCATCTTGGAGAACGTTTCGTTGAGCGCGATTACCGCGGCGGTGTTTGCTTCGATTGCTTTTTCGAGAGACATGCGGTACTTCCTTTCTTCACAGGTTAAACAACGAGAGTGCCACCGCAATGATGATCGCAGTAGCAAGAAAACACAAGGCCAACTTCTTTTCCCACTTACGCATCGAAGTTGTCTGCTACTTCTTGGAGTTTGCTACGCACGTCGTCGATCTCGTCCTTGCGCTCATCCCACAGAGCTTGATCCAAGTTCGCTTGGCAGTTGTCGCGCACCAGCTTGTCGAGATACTCAGGCGGCAGCGCATCCAGCTCCCAGGAGTCTCCGCCAAATTCCTGCTCGTACTGCTGAAAGCGCGCATCGGATTGCTTCGCCGGGTTGGGCGGGGGATTGAGTTCTTCGATCTGCGGCATGTTGAGCGCGAGCCGTTGGAAAGCTCTGCCGCCCATGTCGCCGTTACCAACGCTGCCGGTGATGAACGTGGTGAAGCGTTCCGACAGATCGCGGCTCATGTCCATGCCGCTCGGGTCATGATCGCCGAAGTGCAAGATCACCGGCTTCTGCTTCTCCGCGATGCAGCTCATCAGATCGCTAATGGAAAATTCGCGCAGCACGGTGCCGCTCGGGTATCCGCGAGCTGCGAGCAACGGCATGTCGTACTCACGACACGGACGTTCGAGCACGCCGGCCAGCGCTTCCTTCTCCACGATGACGAAGACGCGCTTGGGCTGGTTCGCCCACATATCCATGTGGAACTGCGCGGCAACGCTTTCGAGAATCGATTTGCCCGACTCCCACCGCGAGTTGCGGATGAATTCGCGCGTGCGATCCTCGATGATGTCCCAATCGATGAGCCCCGCCATCTTCGCATCGTTGATGAGCGACGCCACACGCTTGTAGCTCTTGAGCGTGTTCTCAACGATAGCCCGTTGCACGAGCTGGTAGTAGAGCTGGCGCACCGTGAGCCGGTATCCCGCACCCAAGTATTCGGCGATGATCGCGTTGACTTGCTTGATGAGGGTCAGCGAATCGGCCTTGAAATCGTGGTGTTCGTATTTCTGCTTGCTCATGTTGATCTCCTTGGTTGATTGGACTTCCAATAACACGTGACACGCCACAGCGGCCAGCCACCACGAGTCCACGTGCTGATGTTCTGCACCGCGGTAGCGTTGGGTTGACTGGTGCGGTATTCGCAATCGTGCAGCGTCATCGGACTGACCGATGTGAACGTTGCGATGAGAAAGACCGTGGCGATCATCTCAGCAATCACTCGGTCGTGGTGTGCCCGGTGCGCGCACCATAGCGATGACGGTCCACCCCGCGGCCTTGATGACGCGCTCGATGTCGGGCTCGGGCAGAAAGCCGAGCTGGCGCACCGCCGTCTTGGTCTTGTGGTGGATGGTGTAGATCGTGCCGCTCCTGGGCACGATCCACCGCCCGCCTTGACCGATCACAGAGAACAGCTTGAGCTGCCACTCTACGGCGTTCGCCATGCCTTCGGGCGTCGAGATGTCGTAGTTGAGCGGCTTGTAGAAGGCGTGAACGAAACCGCGATCCTTGTGCCCTAGGTGGCTCATGCGAGATCATCCAAAGTTTCCACGACTATCGGCAGACCGGCCGGCGACGTGGTGCGTTGTACTTCAGCTTCGAGCGCTGCCAGCTCGGGCAGCTCGAACAGTCGCTTGATCTCCTCTGCCGGTGAGAGTCGTGCTACGCCCTTGGCGAGCTTCGGCAGCTTCACGTCGAAGCCGGCTAGCCGTAGCAACATCGGCAGCGGAATGGTCTTGTCACCCGAGTGCATGCCGACAAGGTGAAAGCGAATCGCTTCCGGCGTAGCGGTGTCAATGCTGCCCGGTACGAGCGTCACTTCGACTTCTCTACCGTCCACGGTGAGCCCTGTGCGCCGTGTAACTTCATCCAGAAGTGGTGTGGTCATGTTGCCGCCTTGTTCTCGATGAACTTGGCCTTGATGCCGATGCCCAGGCCGGATTTCTTCGAGCGATTGAACGCAGCCTTGGTGCCGAGCGTGTCCACGATTTGCTGCCAGTCGATAGACAGTTCGACGGTGCCGGTCTTCTTCACGTCACCAAGGTATTTCTGCACGGTGATGTTCTTGAACTTGTAGGTTTGTCCGCTCACGTTGATTTCCTTCGGTTGGTTGGACTGCGGTGTGTTCGTGACTGCGGGCGAGCCTTGTGAGCCCACCCGCAGAAGCGACTACGCCGCGAGCCTCATGAGATCACCGGCTTGGCGTTCCAGCTCGACGCGGGCATCTTGGTATCCGATGGTGCGCGCGTGAGCTGTAACGGCTGTGGTCGCGTCCCACAGCGTTTCGATGGGCCGACCTTCTTCGAGCTTGTGGACTGCCTGGAACGTCGTCACCATGCGCGGCCCGAAGCGCTTGGCAAGAAACTCATCCACGTTGTCGATGCGAGCTGCGCGCGCATCGGCGATCGCCTTGACCACGCCCGCGGTGCTGGAGTTGGCGTACACCGTGAGAGCCGGTGCCACTTCCTCGATGAAGCGCTCGGGTGCGCTCTTGGTGTGGCGCAAGGTGATCTCCTCGTAGCCTTGCGCGCCCCACACGATGCGGTTGCAGCACACGTAGTCGAACAAGAACGTGGCGATGCCGAACGTGGTCTTGCCGACTTCGCTGTTCCACACGAAGAAGCCGCGCGAGAGCGAACCGGCTTGACCGTCGCGCCGATTCGGAATCTCGATGCGGTGATCTTCGTCCGCGAGAAACACGAACATATCGCGGTCGCCAGCGTACAGCGTGGTGTTGGCCTTGGTCACGTCCACGTGCTTGCCGAATTCTCCCGGCACGCGGAACGCTCCGGTGATGCCGTCACCGAACTGCTTGACCAATCCGCCCACGATGTCGCTGTTCCAGATGCGACCGTAGTTCGGGCCGGTGGCAGCGCGCACGATGGGATCGCCGTTCTTGTAGAGCAGCAGACCGACATCCTCGATGTCCCGCTTGTACTGCAAGCCGTAGTTGATGCAGTCCGCGGCGAGCGGTGAGGGGATCGAGCGCAGATACGATGCGGGCGCTTCCGCGAGCTGAGCGAGCTGACCGAACGCCCAATGCGTGGGCGCGAAGCCTTGACCTTGCGGGCCGGCGACGAGCAGGCCCTTGTTGTCGGGCTCGGGGAGCACGTGGATGTTGCGCGATGCGACGACCTTGGCGCGGCTGAGCTGGCGCTGCTCGACGAAGTGCGAGTGCATGTCGAGCAAGCTGGTGAAACGCTCATCGGCCGGGCGCGTGGCCCACTGGTTGGATGCTTTCATGAGTTCCATCTACTTCTCCTATGCGCCGTATCCGGGCGCTGCGGGGCTGGCGCTGGATTGCACCAGCTCGCAAAGTTTAGCGTGTGTTGAATGCTGAACGCAAGGGGTCTAGCAAAATAAAGTTTAGCCTTTGCTAAACAATGACTTATACGATAGTTCGAAAAGAGCTTGCGATCCGCACTTAGCGGGCGCTACACTCCGCAACGTGGTGTAAATCGACTCAGCCCACCCCAGGCACATCGCCCGCGGAGCTGGTCGCATAGAGCACGGTGCCTGCGCAGGTTACGTGTACCACCGGTCGTACGCGGGAGCGGTGTCCCGCCACCACAGAGATCAACGGGGCTTCGCGTGCGAGGGCAAGGCTTGACGTAGTGGGATCACACGCAGCAGCAGGATTTTGCAGAGCGTGGAAATGCCTGCGTAAAGCGTTCGTGGCGACGCACGACGCGCGTAGCTCCACCAATAGGAGAGCAGCATGGGACACATGCAGAAGAATCGAATCTACGAATCGATGACGCGCATCGTACACGGCGGATACACGATCCGCGTGTGGACACGCGAGAGTGAATTTCAATGGCGCGACAAGAGTGGTCCGCGCATTGAGATCGTTGAGGCCATCGAATCGCTTCCACCTTCGCCCACGCAAATCGCGCATACGCTCGACACTTTCGAAGACGTGTCGGCCTACGAAATTCTCGACGCCGAAGGCAACGGGGCTATCGTGTACCCGGATTGGCCGTAGCCATGAACGACGCCGACCGCATCAAGCGTTTCCTCGCAGACGGTGACGCGAACAATAAAGAAATTCTCGACAATCTCATCGCGTTGCGCGGTGAGTACCGCGCGAAGGTCACATCCGAGATCACCAACCTGCGCCTGTACATGACGGCGCTCGTACCCTGCACGTGCTTTCCCCAAATGTCGGAGTGCATGGCGCGCAGCGGTGCCACACTCTGCGCGCTGCTGTGCGCGGAGCACGGATGGGAAGTCAAAGAGCTGATGGCCGACATCGACATGATGTTCAACGCGCGAGCACTCGTCAAATGACCGAGATCACCAAGACGCCCGAGCAAGACCGCTTCGAGCGCATCGTTGCGAAGATCGCCACGCTCGAAGAAGATCATCAGCGCATGGTGCAAGCCGGCATCGCCATGACCGAAATAGCGCTTGCGCAGATCGGCGACCAATACGGCGTGCTCGCGGTGGCCTACGTGAGTTGCAGGATCGCAGCGGGGATCGAAGCTGCGGTGCCTGAAGAAAAGCGCATCGTGGTGCCTGGACGGACAATCAACTAATGTTCGAAGCTCACGGTCTGCGGATGACGTTGAAGCAGTGGGCGAAGCTCGTCAACGTTCCGCACAGAACGATCGAAGGCCGGCTGCGGCTTGGTTGGTCGTTCGCAGATGCCATCCGCTTCGGTGTGTGGGAAAAGACCAATCGGATGGCGCGCAGATGATTACGCTATTCATCGGCGGTGCTCATGACGGTGCGCGCATCGAAGTCGATGAAGCGCGCACCGATATGCGTTTGCCGGTGATAGAAAGTTTTGCGATGGGCACCATCACCGTCGAGACACCGCGGGGAGCGATCTTCGATTTTGAGTACTATGTGCGCCACACACTTCGCGCTGACAAAGAAGAATTCTCGGTGTTCGCCTTGAACGACATGACACCAGCCGACATGATGCGCCTGCTGCTTGTGCGCTACCCAAAGCCGAAATGAAAATGCTGCTGATCCTCGCTGCGCTCTCAGGATGTGGCGGTCTTCAATCGAAGGAAGTAGCCATCGCTTGCCAAGTTGCTGACGCGGGCACCACCGTCTACGCCAAGCACATCGGAGCAGTGGAAGACAATCCGCTAATACCGAACAATAACGTGTTGGTGCTGTTCAAAGCCGCGCTGATCTGGTTGTTCATTACGCAGTGGGACAAGATGGACGACTTTGGCCGAGCTGCGGCTACCATCATTTCGTGCGCACCGGTTGCTAACAATCTCAACGTGATCCGCGAACAAAGGCAGATCAATCGTGCCAACAAGATGTGATCCGCCCTGCGAGCGTCGCGTTGCCAAGATGCTCCACGTGATGCGCGCCTACAAAGACGGCATGCGCAGAGCTGCGCAGCTAGTGCGTGAGTACGAGATCGAGCACAACAAGCTCTACCGTGAGCGGTTGGCTCGTTTCTTAGAGGAGAAAGCGAAGTGAACGCAATGCGCCGATGGATGGACGCTGCGACCGCCGAGCAGAAGCAGCGATTGGCGAAGCTCGCGCGCACCACCCTGGGCACGCTCTACCAGCTCGCGGGTGGCTATCGCACGAAGGGCAAAGTACACGCGAGCCCCGAGTTGGCACGGCGTATCGAGATTGCCACAGGGAAATTCAGAGAAGAATTCCCGACACCGATCTTGCGCAGCGAACTTGCTCCGGTCTGCCACCACTGCGAATACGCGAAGCGCTGTGAGGGTCGCAAGTGAAAATCCTCTACTGGCTCGTGGTCAGCGCCATCATCTTCGCCATCACCGAAGTGCAAGGCGCAGAAGCGCGACTGACACTGCCAGTAGCGTCGTACCACCTTGACCGCACCCAGGGCTACAACGAACGCAACTACGGCGTGGGCATCGAGTACACCGTTGCTACCGATCTGCGCTTGAAGCTCGACGACTACAAGAACAGCTTCAACCGCAACAGCATCGTAGCCGGCGCAATCTACACCCCGCTCGATGTGAAGGTCGCTCACCTGGGTGCGATCCTCGCAGTGGTGAACGGCTACGCGATGCACAACAATGGTGGCTTCTTCCCGGCGCTCATCCCGGTGATCTCCTTCGACCGATGGCGCGTCGGTGCGAATGTCTTCTATGCACCGAAGTACAAAGACGGCCAAGCGGTGTGGGGGTTCGAGCTGATGGTGAAATTCTAATGGTAAAGATCATCGCGCACCGCATCAGCGATCCGCGAATTCGCGTGGAGCTGTACCACCGCGATCTTGGATTTCACAACACCAGCGTGGGTGGATATTACGTTTCGGAATTCGCGCCTTTTATCACAAACCATCCGTGGGATCGCGTGATCTACTCATTGTTTTCGGTGTGGCGTTCAAACACCGCGCAAACACGATTGCTTCAAGACCACTACAACTTAGCCAAGCATGACATCGATCTTAAAAATATCGAGATCATCGAGATGCCGGGTGTGGCGTGACTCAATCCCCTGACATCTGCCACGTCTGTAAGCAACCGATCCTTCAGGATCAACCGCACTACGGTGCGAGCGTAGAGCCGTGCCATTGGGTTTGCCGTAGTGGCTGCAAGAGCACCAAGAATTTCGCACCAATCGAAGCAGTCGAAACAATAGAACGCGGCGAAGCCGCGCTGAAGAAACTGAAAGACTTGCTGAAAAGGTAAGCATGACAACGTTGCGCTTCGGCGCGACGAGCGAGGAGTGGATCAACTTCAGTCTGGTACTCGGGCTCACCAGCGATCTGCTACCGGTCGTCGCAAATCCAAACGCCGTTATCGGCGAACACTCGAAGCTACGCCAGCTCGGGAAAACGCCATCGCGCTACAACAGTAGCCACAAAGTCGGCGGTATTCTCGATTGGTCCACCAAGATCACCACCGCTCACGAAGTGGAGCAGTGGTCGAAGAACGAAGACTACGGCATCTGCATCATCACGCGACGCATACGTGCGCTGGACGTAGACATCACTGATGCCGCGTTAGCGAGCGCTGTGCAGCAGTGTATCGAGCGCCATATTCCAGGTGCAGCGATCCGCTACCGCAACAACTCACCGAAGCTCTTAGTGGCGTTCGAGCTGGTGGGCAACTACTCGAAACGCGCCATCAAAACAGCGCACGGCATCATCGAATTCCTCGCAACCGGTCAACAGTTCATTGCGGCTGGTACACACCCATCAGGGGAGCGCTACAAATGGCGTGGCGACATTCCTGGTGAGTTTATTTCGCTCAATGAATACCAATTCGGCCTGTTGTGGGCCACTTTGCAAAATACCTTCGGCATCGAGCCATCAACAGAAACGAGCAGCACCGATCGCAAAACCAAACTGAGTGAGGCAATCACTAATGACGAAACGGCAAACCAGTTATATCGAATCGGAAGTGTCATCTCCACGGAACGTGACGGGCGGTTGCATATTCGATGTCCGTTTGAGTCTTCTCATACCGATCCAGGTGAGGGAAGCGAATCAGGCACAACGTATTTCCCGCGCAATACAGGAGGATTTGCACAGGGGCATTTCAAATGTCTGCATGCGCATTGCTCCGCACGGACAGATCAAGAATATCTACAAGCTATCGGCATCACCGCTGCGGACGACTTCACCGACAACACCGGAGCGGTACAGCGTGACGCGCAAGAGCCTAGCACCGGCACTGGAGGCGCTGCGCATACTGACGCGAGCACAAAAACAGCAGATGGACAGAAAGAAAAAAGAAGTTACGAGTTTCTTCCTGCCAACGTCTTCGCCCAAGGCGAAGCTGCCACATGGATCATCAAGGGAATTCTCCCGCAAGCTGACCTTGCTGTTATTTTCGGTGAGAGCGGCAGCGGAAAATCTTTCTTCACTCTCGACCTTGCAGCTCACGTCGCGCTCGGAATTCCATATCGCGGCAAGAAAACTGTTCAAGGAGCTGTCGCGTATATCGCCGCTGAGGGATCGCGCGGTTTCAAGAACCGGCTCAAAGCGTACGCGGCACACCACCACATCGAGCTGAGCGCACTGCCGATCACCGTGCTTGCAGCATCCCCGAACTTCATGCGCAAGGACAACGTGGACGCCGTGCGCGATGCGATCCTCGCGCTCACCCCGCGCCCGGTGCTCATCGTCGTGGACACGCTCGCCCAGGTGACGCCGGGAGCCAACGAAAATTCCGGTGAGGATATGGGCCGAGTGCTCGGCCATTGCAAAATGCTGCGAGCTGCTACCGGAGCGATGATTGCACTCATCCACCACTCGGGGAAAGATGCGAGCAAGGGCGCGCGAGGCTGGTCAGGGATCGGCGGGGCTGAAGACGTGGAGTTCGAGATTGTGCGTGACCCTCACAGCCCACAGCGCGTCGCTACCATCTCGAAGCTGCGCGACGGTGGCGATGACGTAGAGATGGGCTTCAAGCTCGACGTGGTGAGCCTGGGTGCGGACACTGACGGTGACCCCATCACGAGCTGCGTGGTGGTGCCCACCGATGCGGGAGCGCAGCCGGCCCAAGCTCGCACGCCCCTGGGCGATATTGAGCGCCTTGTGCTACGAGTGCTCGATGATCTCCAAGGGCTCACAGGGGAAGACGTAAAAATTAACGACTTGATCGAAGCGGTGGTCAGTCAGCGTGTGCCACCGGCCGGTGGGAAGCGGGATACGCGCCGTCAGGTGGCTCAAACCACGCTCGATAGGCTGGTGGAGAAGGGCCGGCTATGCTTCGATGGTGGCATTGTGGAGCCAGTTCACCATGACTGAACGGGCTCAAATCACTCGTAGAAAATTGCGAGTAGCCCTGTGCAACTCGTGCAACTTGGGTGCAACTCGGGTTGGGAAGTTGCAGGGCAAATCTGCAAACTGCAACTTGGAAAAAGGGTGGGGATGTATTAACATCCCCCCCGCCAAGTTGCAAGTTGCAAATCGTGAATCATTCATTTTTTGGAGCAGTGCAACTCGCAACTCAAGTTGCAACTTGGCTGGAGCTTCATCGGGAGCCCTCCGGTGACTCGTAAGAAAATGCGTGTTGTGATTCACCGCACCGGGAAGTACACACACGGTGAAGCGCACCCAAAGGCCACGCTCGGGGATCATGAGATCGAGCTGATGCGCCAGCTCCATGAGGAGTACCCGGTGGGGCATCCTAAGCACCTGGGCTACAGGCGACTCGCCAAGATGTTCGGCATCGCCAAGACCACGGTGAGGCACTACTGCAACTACGAGCGCCGGGAGTAGTTGCTTGCAATAAATTGCGAGCAGCATTCTCGCGCTCACCGTAGCTCGAAGGGCGTTCACCACTGCGCTATCACCGATCCGGTGGTGCCCAAGGTGCAAGCAGCAGCGCGTAGCATTTGGATTGGTTCGCGCGACTCAAGTCCAGATGATCCCTGTTCGCACTGCTAAATACAGCGCGCTGATCCTGCAAGGGCTTCGGCGGGGTTGGCACGTCGCCAAGATATGCGCGATGGGCAAAGCGGGGCTCATCAACACCGGCGACGAGCCCGATCCGCTATTCCCACAGCGCGCAACGGTGTTCGATTGGGTGGGCACCGATGCGCAGTTCGCAGAGCTATACATGAAGGCGCGCGTGGCGGGCACCGAAGCGATGGTAGATGAGAACTTTCTAATCAGCGATGACCGCCACGCAGATAGCGAATACATCATCAGCGAGAAGACCGGCGAGCTGGTCAAGATCACCGATCACGAGCACATCAACAGATCGCGGCTGCGTGTCGATACGCGCAAGTGGTACGTGTCGAAGATTGTGCCGAAGATTTACGGTGATCGTGTGGAGATCGAGCACAAAGGCAACGTGGACATCACCGCTCGGCTCACCGCTGGCCGGCAACGCGTCGGCGCTGATGTTCCTGCTCAGCTCGATGACCGCAGCGCAGAGCGCGGCTTGCTGATCGAGGGCAGCGCAGTGCGAGTAGCGGACGACGGGAGCGAGTTGGTATGAGCGAGGGGGTGACCACCCTTTGCGGTCGCGAGACCCACTTTGGGGTTTCCAAGTTGCTCGACGCGGTGCGCACGGTATTAAAGCGATTCGGTTTTAGAAAATAAAAAATGAACCCCGCGCAAAAAAATCCGAGATTGGCAACTCCACAAAAAATAAGTTTTGGTCGCGCATTTGCGGTGATCGATTCGCGCGCACTCAAAGCTGTATCACCCGGCAATTTGCAATTTCTATTGAACGACAAAAGCAACGTCACGATATACGGCATTTTCAAAATGCCCAACACATGAGCACATGGCTGCTCATCGTGTTCCTGTGCCAGCCTGCGAAATTTGCGAAGCCGTGTGCGCTCTACCCGGTTACGATTTCCCCATTGACCTACGGTGAGTGCGTCCAGATGCACCACAACTATTCACAAGATGCGAACTACCGCGGCGGTAAGTGCGTAAAGCTCACGACAATCTGATGGCTGACACGCGCACCATCGATGAGCAAATCGCTGACACCGTAGCGCTGTTCTACGCGGACCCGCTCGGGTTCGTGATGTTCGCCTTCGATTGGAAGAACGATCCCGAGCTGCATGTCGTGAAGTTGCTGGAGCCCTGGTCGTTGATCTACGACAGTGAATACGGGCCGGACAAGTGGGCGTGCGAATTCCTCGACGATCTCGGCGCGCAGATTCGGGCGAATAAGTTCAACGGCCGCACGCCGGTTAAGGCGATCCGCGAAGCGGTGGGCAGCGGGCACGGCATCGGAAAGAGTGCGCTGGCCGCGTGGGTCGTCCAGTTCATCATGAGCAGCCGGCCCTTCTCGCATGGCACGGTCACGGCGAATACGAGCGAGCAGCTTTCCACGAAGACCTGGGCGGAAGTGGCGAAATGGAATAAGAGGAGCATCACCGGGCATTGGTTCGAAGTGACCACCGGCAAGGGTGCGATGCGCATGACGCACAAGTCGCACCCGGAGAATTGGTTCTGCACCGCGCAGACGTGTCGGGAGGAGAACAGCGAAGCCTTCGCCGGGCAGCACGCGCCGACCGCCACGAGCTTCTACTTATTCGACGAGAGCGGGGGCATACCGGACATCATCGACGAAGTGAGCGAGGGCGGACTCACGGACGGTGAGCCGATGAAGTTCGCCTTCGGCAACATCACCCGGAACGTGGGGTGGTTTAACGGGACGTTCAGCGGCAAGCGCTGGCGCTCGCGCAACATCGACTCACGCGACGTGCAGATCACCAACAAGGAGCACATCGCCGAGCAGATCGTCGAGTACGGCATCGACAGCGATTTCGTGAAGGTGCGCGTGCGCGGCATGGCTCCGAGCATGTCGATGAAGCAGTACATTTCCGCGGCGGATGTGGACGCGGCTTACGGACGGCACCTGAAGATCGATGCCTACGATTGGGCTCCGAAGATACTCACGTGCGACCCGGCGTGGGAGGGCGACGATGATTTGGTGATCGGCTTACGGCAAGGATTGAGCTACAAAATTTTGCACGTGATGGCGAAGAACGACAACGATATAGTAGTGGCGAACAAGCTCATGAGATTGGAAGATGAGCTGAAGGTCGATGCGGTGTTCGTCGATGGCGGCTACGGCACCGGCATCGTGTCAGCCGGGAAGACGCTCGGACGCGAGTGGCAGATCGTGTGGTTCGCGGGGGATTCGACCGATCCTGGGTGTCTGAACAAGCGTGCGCAGATGTGGAAGGACATGCGCGATTGGCTGAAGGCGGGCGGGTCGATTCCGCTCGACTATAAACTATACAAGGACTTGGTTGGCCCCGAGACTGTGCCGCGGCTGGATGGGAAAATTCAGATCGAGGGCAAGAAGGACATGAAGAAAAGAAAGCTGCCTTCGCCCAATCGCGCCGACGCACTCGCGTTGAGCTTTGCGTTCCCGGTGGTGAGCAGATCGTTGCAGCACATGGTGGGCCCGGCGACCGGTGCCCATGATCCCAAAGCGCGCGAGTATGATCCCTACGCGAGTGAAACCATGCGGAGTTAGGAAACCCTCGATGTGCGCAAACGAAGCGAAGAACGCCACCGCGGCGCTTGGCGCATCACGCAAGAAACCTGCGAAGCGCTCCGTGCTCACGGAGAAAAAAGAAGGTGACGAGAAGGAAGCGCCCGCCGACGAAGGCACGCTTCTCACCGGGTATTCCGGTTCGGCCACGACCCACTGATGTGCCACAACGCGCTTCGTGATCTCGCCGACGTTGCGCTCGCTCCGGTCGGCGTCGCGGTCGGTGGCATCTCAGGCGGCAACGCTGTTCACAACGTAATACAGAAGAAGCCGCTATCTACGAACGCCAAGACGGCGGGCATCATCGACGCCATCGGCGCGACGGCTGCGGGCACTGCGCCCGGTGCCGCAGCCGGTGAAGCGGCGACATCGGGCAGCACCGCGGCAACCGGTGTCACACCGGCTGCGCCGCAGGGCGTGGTCGGTGAAACTGCTGCCGGTGCTGCGCCAGGGGCAACCGGAGCTACGAGCGGAACGCTGAGCGTGAAGGACGCGGTGCAGCTCGCGGCAGCGGTCGCCGGCACCAGCGCCGCGGCGTTCTCCATCTACTCGGCCGCGCACGCGCCGAAGCCGCCGGGGATGGAAGCACCGCCGCCACCGCCGCAAGCCGGTGTGCAACCGGACTTCACGGCGATACGCAAGAAGAACTTATTCGGCGATGACGGGCCGTTCGCGCGTGACTCAACGTTCCTCACCGGAGCGGGCGGCGTGCCGGCGGGGAACACCAATCTCGGCCGGAACATTCTCCTGGGAAGCTGATGGCGATTACCAAGCGCGAGCAGTACATGATCCGGCGCGGCTCGCTCTACACCGAGCGTGCGACGTGGATCAACCAATGGCGTGAGCTGAGCCAATACGTGCAGCCGCGTACCGGGCGCTTCTTGGTGACTGATCGCAACAAGGGCGACAAGCGCTACAACTCCATCATCGACTCCACCGGCACGCGAGCGCTGCGCGTGCTCGCCGCGGGGCTCATGGCCGGCATGACTTCGCCCGCGCGTCCATGGTTCCGGCTATCGACTACCGACGTGTCGTTGATGAAGTATGGCCCGGTGAAGGCGTGGCTGTCGAACGTGACAGAGATCATGCGTGTGATCTTCTCGCGCTCGAACACCTACAATTCGCTGCACACGTTGTATGAGGAGTTGGGTCTGTACGGTACAGGCGTGTCGATCATCATGCCTGATTTCCAAGACGTGCTGCGCCACTACCCAAGCACGTGCGGCGAGTACATGGTGTCGGTGGATGCGCGCAACCAAATCTCCACGCTGTACCGCGAGTACGACATGACCGTGGCGGCGATGGTGCAGGCGTTCGGCCGCGAGAATTGCAGCGGCATGGTTCAAAATATGTGGGACACCGGGAAGAATCTCGACGCCTGGGTGACGGTGCTCCACGTGATCGAGCCGCGCGCTGACCGTGAGCGCGACACCAGCCGCCTGGGGCAAGCCTTCGGGCGCAATTTGCCCTACACATCATGCTATCTAGAACCGAACGCCGCGGAGATGATTAGCGGCGGACGCGAGAAGTTCTTGAAGGAATCGGGCTTCAAACGCTTTCCCGCGCTCGCTGCGCGCTGGCACGCGACCGGCGGCGACATCTACGGCAACTCCCCCGGCATGGAGAGCCTGGGCGACATCAAGCAACTCCAGCACGGTCAGCTCCGCAAGGGGCAGGCCATCGACTACAAGGTGAAGCCGCCGCTTCAGATTCCCACATCGCTGAAGAACATGCCGCTCGCTACGTTGCCTGGGGGCTCGGCGTTCGTCGATCAGACAAGCGCGGGCGGCGGTATTCGCACGATGTTCGATGTCGAGTTGGACATCCGCGATCAGCTCGAAGACATCAGGGACATCCGCCAGCGGATCAAGGAAAACTTCTACGTCGATCTGTTCCTCATGCTCGCGCAATCCGGCGAAGACGGCAGCGGCGTACAGCCGATCTCGGCGCGCGAAGTCGCCGAGCGCCACGAGGAGAAATTGCTGATGCTCGGGCCGGTGCTCGAACGCCTGCACAACGAGCTGTTGAAACCGAAGATCGACATAACGTTCGACCGCATGATCGAAACCGGGATCGTGCCGCCGCCGCCCCAGGAGATGCAGGGCCAAGAGCTGAATGTGGAGTTTGTGTCGATGCTCGCGCAGGCGCAACGCGCCATCGGTGTGCAGGGTGTTGACCGGCTCGTGATGACGGTGGGCAACATTGCCATGCTTCAGGAGAAGTCCGGTCAGCAACCGGATGCCCTGGACAAGCTCGACTTCGACGACATCATCGATGGCTACGCCGACATGCTCGGTGTCGATCCCGAGTACGTTGTGGCGAACGACAAAGTGGCGCTCATCCGGCAGACCCGCGCGCAGCGGCAAGCCGCCGCGGCGAAGGCGCAGCAGATGGCTGCGGCTGCGGACACCGCCAAGACGCTTTCGCAAGCCAAGACCGGGCCGATGGAGCAGAACGCTTTGACCGATGTGATCTCGCAGTTCAGCGGGTACTCAGGACCGGGGCAAGCGGTAGCAGCGTAGTCAACCAGGAGCAGCGAATATGTCGTCACTCGATTTTGCAGTAGCCGGCTCACCCCCGGAGATGTTGCGCACACCGAACATCTTCAAGATCATTGCCGCTGCGGTCATCAATCCCGAGGCGACGATCTGGACGCCGGCTGCGGGAAAGAAATTCCGCTTCATGGGCATCTATTTCGCCGAGGGCGTTCTGACCGGCGCGATCACCATTCGGGACGGCACCGGGGGCACGATCATCTTTCGTCTGCCGGCAATCGTTGTGAACACACCGACGCTGTTGCTGCTACCCGGCAACGGCATTCTCTCGGCGGCAGCGAACAATCCGCTGACGGCAACCGGTGCGGGCGCGGGCGAAACGCTCGACGGCACGGTGTTCGGTACCGAAGAATAACTTTCAACGAACTGGAGAAACACATGGTCAATTCCGCTGCCACCGACGCACCGATGGGCAGAGTCAAACCCAAGCTCATCTCGATGAAGCTCGATCCGAAGCAACCGGACGAGTACGCGATGCCGGCGAGCATCGATGACGCGCCTGCATATCCGTGGGGGCTGTGTCTCGATCTCGATGACGAAGTTCTGAAGAAGCTTGGCATTCCGCTGCCGGATGTAGCGAACACGTTCACGCTCGTGGCGAGCGTTGAAGTGACGCGCACGAGTGCCACCAAGAACGCGGATGGCACAGCGGATTTGCGCGCATCGTTGCAGATCACCGCGATGAGATTGATCGACGGCAACAACTCGCCGGACAAAGCGGCGAAGCTGTGGCCGGACGCGACGTAGCTTTCTCGCGGTGCCCATGATTCGATGAAGCGCGCGTAGTATCCGCATCGATGGCGAAGCCCACGCGGGAGCGCGATCCTTACGACACCCGCGCAGAGGAAGCGGCTGCAACCGAAGCGGAAGCAGCAGAGCGCCAACTGCGTGCGTTGGAAGTGACCGATCTCAAGTGGCTGATGGGTCATCGTCAGGGCCGAAGATTCATGTGGCGGTTGTTGAGCTTGACCGGCTTACACCGCAATCCGTACCGGCTCGGTTCGCCTGATGGCGACGTGGCATTTCGGTGCGGTGAGATGAACATAGGTCAGCGGTTGGAAGCAGAGATACATGAGCTTTGCCCGGAGCGGTACAACGAAATGATCGGTGAGCACCAAGCATGGCTGAAGAAGGCACAGCAGGCGTAGCGACCGCGGGAGCACCCGCCGCCGCAACCGTCGCCCCGGCCGCAGCCGCAGCGCCCAACGCTGCACAAACCGCTGCACCAGCGAACGCCCCTGCTGCGACGACCGCTGCCGTCGTCGCTCCTGCTGCCGATTCGCCCGAGGCAAAGGCCGCTGCGGAAACTGCTGCGAAAGCGACAGCCGATGCTACCGCTGCCGCAAAAGCAACAGCCGACGCGGACGCCGCTGCCAAGAAGGCGGAAGCAGCCACCACCGAAAGCGCTCGCCGCGCTGGACTCTCCGCGGAAGCACGTGCCAAGGAAGACGCCGACAAGGCGACTGCCAAAGCCGCCGCGGAAACAGCGGAAAAAGCTACGAAGCTCGAAGCGCGACGCGCGCTCGCCCCCAAGGAGTACGCGGACTTCACACCGCCCGAGGGCATACAGCTCGACGCTCCGGTCATCACCGAATTCCGAACCGTGGCGCGCGACCTGGGTCTATCTCAGGAAGATGCGCAGGCCATCGTGGATCGGCTCGCGCCGGTCGTCGCCAAGAACCACGTGGCGTCTGTGCTCGGTCTTGCCCGCACGGCAAGCGACGAGTGGATCGCCAAATCAGCTATCGATCCCGAGTACGGCGGCGACAAGTTCGCGGAGAATTCCGCCATCGCTCAGAAAACTTTCAAGCTATTCGGCACGCCCGCGCTGGAGAAGTTTCTGAAAGACAGCGGCATGGGCAACCATCCCGAGATGGTGCGATGGGCTTACCGCATCGGCAAGCTCGTCGGTCCCGACGACAAGTTCATCGGCGGCACCGAAGCGCGCACCGGCCCGAAGTCGCCCGAAGAATCGTTGTGGCCCAATTCGTGAAACTTTTTTCATAAGAGGAGCACCAAAATGATCCAGCATATCCTTGCCCTACTGGTTCCGTTCATCTTCGCCTTCGCGCTGATCTACGGCGTTCCGTATTTCGCAGCGTGGGTGCTCGGGGGCCAAGTCGTCGGCGTCCGGCAGATGTTCGGTCAAACCGGCGCGACCATCGGCGTGAGCGGCAAGGTCACGTTGCTGGATTGGGCCAAGTCTCTCGACCCGGACGGTTCCACCGCCACGGTAGTGGAGCTGCTGAATCAGACCAACGAAATCCTGCTCGACATGCCGTTCATGGAAGGCAACCTTCCGACCGGCCACAAGACGACCGTGCGAACGGGACTCCCCACCGCGATCTGGCGGCAGATGTATCAGGGCGTGCCCCCGAGCAAGACCGTGCGAGCGCAGATCGAAGACGCCTGCGGGATGCTCGAAACGCGCGCCGAGCTGGACAAGGACGTGGCTGCGCTGAACGGCAACGACAAATCCTTCCGGCTGCTGGAAGCCCAGGCGTTCCTCGAAGCCATGAACCAAGCGATGGCGCAAACGCTGATCTACGGAAACACCGCGGTCAACCCCGAGCGCTTCATGGGGCTGGCACCGCGCTTCTCGACGATCTCGGGTGCCGTCAACGGTCAGAACGTCATCAGCGCGGGCGGTGCCGGCGCGGACAACACGAGCGTGTGGCTCGTGGTATGGGGCAAAAACACCGTGATCGGTCTGTTCCCCAAGGGCTCGAAGGCGGGGCTCAACCACGAAGACCTGGGCTTGATCGATGCGTTCGACTCCAACAACAACCGCTACCGCGCGCTGGCCGACCACTGGCAGTGGAAGTGCGGCCTGACGGTGCGCGACTGGCGCTACGTGGTTCGCATCGCCAACATCGACGTGTCCGATCTCGTGGGCCAAACCGGTTCGCAAGCGCCGACCGCAGCCACCGCGCTCATCAAGTTGATGACCCGCGCAATGGCGCGCATCCCCTTCATGGGTATGGGCACTCCGGTGTTCTACGCAACGCGCACCGTGAAGGAAATGCTCTCGGTCGCCGCCATCGACAAGTCGAACGCCGCGCTCTCGATCCGTGATGCGGCCAACCAGTTCGGTACGGTGTCGCCGGGCTACGTGCAGAAGCAGACCGAGTTCTTCGGCGTGCCCATCCGCACGGTGGATCAAATCCTGACCACCGAAGCCGTCGTATCGTAGCTCCCGAGCGGCCAACCCCAAACAGAAAGGGCACACCAAATGTTCATCGATCTCCAAACGACTTTCGACGGCACCACCACCGCTGCGGGTGTGAAGTCCGGTTCGGCAGTAACGGCCACAGCGATCTCGGCCAACGTCATCGATCTGCGACAGGCGGCATCGCCGGCTCTCGCGGACGAGGGCGTGAATCCCGCCGAAACCATTCTGTTCGTGCAATCGGACGGTTCGGCCGACTTCGCGGCAGCGGGTGCCGCAACGCTCACCATCACGCTCGAATCGGACTCGGCTGCGACGCTTGCGTCTTCGCCGGTCGTCCACTTCTCGACCGCTGCCATCGGCAAGGCCGCTATCCTGAAGAACACGGTGCTCGTGCGCGTGGCGCTACCCTACGACAATTACAAACGGTTCCTGGGGCTGCGCTACACGGTTGCCACCGGCCCGTTCACCGCGGGTGCGATTCTCGGATGGATTTCGCCGGACGTGCAGCGCAACGTCATCTACCCGGTCGGCTTCACCATCGACGTGTAACCAACGATGCCGCCAGCGTAGTGCTGGCGGCTCAACTCTCGAAAAGGAAAGATCATGTCGGAAGAAAAAAAGATGGTCGCGGTCGTGGCGCTGCGTCGCGGGCTGTATCTCGGAGCGGTGTACGAAGCGGGTGAGCGGTTCGTGGTGCCCGAATCGTTGATGACCGCGAAGAAGGACGCTGAGGGCAATCCTGTCGCTCCGCGCTGGTTCGAGCCCGTACCGGTCGAAGAAGCCAAACCGGTCGAGGAAGCCAAACCGGCCGAGTAGTTTAACCCAGGAAAGAAAGGAAGCGCATGGGGAAAGACGTGAAGATGATCCGAGTGGTGGCAATCGGCCGGGGTTTCGACGGCACTGCCCTGCGCGAACCGGGCGAGGAATTCGTGATGCCCGAGTCGATCATGACGGCCAAGGTGGAGAACGAGAAAGACGTTCTCGGCAAGGAAACCGGAAAGAAGATCACCATTGCGCCGACGTGGTTCAAACCGGTCAAGGCCGGCCAACCAGCTCTCGCCGACGATCTCGCCTAGCTCACCGGCTGCAAGGTCGCTGGATAACGGGAGCTGCTAGCAGCTCCCGTTTTGTTTAGAGGGGAAGCGTATGGCGTCTGAAGTTGACATCTGCAATACCGCGCTCGGGCATCTCGGTGATGAGGCCGTAGTCACGGCGATCACGCCGCCCGATGGCAGCGTACAAGCGATGCACTGCGCTCGGTTCTACCCGATGGCGCGCGATGCGCTGCTGGAGATACATCCCTGGCGCTGCAACACGCGCCGTGCCAATCTCGCCAAACTCGCCATCACACCACCGATCGGTTGGGCGTTTGCTTACGCGCTTCCAAACAAGTGCATTCAGCCGATTGCGGTCTTGATGCCCGACGCGCTACCCGATCTGTTCTCGACGGTCAACACGAACATCCTTACGCCGGCTGCGACCGACACACTCAACTCGCAGGATTTCGTTGTCGAATCGCTTGACGACGACAGCCAAGTGGTGTACACGAACACCGACTTAGCGCAGATGATTTACCGGGTAACCTTGACCGACACCGGTAAGTTCACGCCGCTCATGGTGCAAGCGCTCGCGCGCTATCTCGCATCGTTTCTCGCCGGACCGATCATCAAAGGAACGGATGGTGTCGCGGTCGCGGAGAAGCAGCTTGAGATGTTCCTGAAGTTCGATTTGCCGAGGGCTCAAATGTCTGACGCCAACGCTCGGCAGTCCAATCCGTACAATAACTCCACGCCGGCTTCAATAGCAGCTCGCGCATGAGAGTCGCAACACTTACTCGCTCCTTCTCTGCGGGTGAGATTACGCCTGAATTGTTCGGGCGCATCGATCTATCCAAGTTTCAAACCGGGCTGAAGACGTGCCGCAATTTTGAAGTGTTGCCGCACGGTCCTGTCGTCAACAGCCCAGGCTTCGAGTACATCCTCGAAACGAAGAACAGCGCCAAGCAGTCGGTGCTCATCCCGTTCATCTTCAACACGGCGCAAGCCTATCAGTTGGAGTTTGGAGATCAGTACATCCGTTTCCACACGCAAGCAGGCACCGTGCTCGAAGCGGGCGGTGCGATCACCGCGATCACCCAGGCCAACCCTGGCGTGGTGACGCAGAACGCGCATGGCTACGCCAATGGACAAGTCATCTTCTTATCCGGCATCGGCGGCATGACGCAACTGAACGGGCGCTTCGTGACTGTTGCGGGAGCGGCAGCGAACACCTACCAGCTCACCTACTTCGACGGCACGAACATCAACACGACGGCGTATGGTGCGTACACCGCTGGCGGCACAGGCGCGCGTGTGTACGAGATCGCATCCCCTTACTTAGAAGCGGACCTGCAAGATTTGCACTACACGCAGTCAGCGGATGTGATGACGATTACACATCCGAGCTACGACAAGCGAGAGCTGAAGCGGCTTGGCGCGGTGAACTGGACGTTGGCGATTGCCAGCATGGCACCCATCGCTGTGCCGGTGAATTCCGCGAGCCAGTTGATGTTCACTGTCGGCGGTGGCGGCGCGCCCAAGCTGCAAGAATACCTAATCACCTTCACGCTCAACGGCACGCTGGAAGAATCGCAATCGTATCGTCCGCGTATGCACACCACCACCGGAGCGGTAGCCGGTATCAATAGCGTCACGAGCGCGGTTGCTGCATTGTTCACTACTGCTGCCGCGCACGGATTCGTGGTGAATCAGATCGTCGCTGTCGTGACTGTGGTAGGAGCGAACGGTTGGTTTGACTACTTCATCGGCCAAGTGGACAGCGTTCCACTAGCCACCACCTTCACGATGCGTCGATTGAATGCTGCTGTCAGCATAGACACCACGTCTATCGCGGCGGGCGGCATCGGCGTTGCGCAAGGCTTGGCCGGGTGGGTGACGGCTATGACCAACGCCAGTCCTGGCGTGTTTACCACCAACGTGAATCACGGTTTCGTCGTAGGCGATCCGGTGTGTTTGGAGAACTTCACTATTGCCGGCTTCCCGGCGCAGCCTTACTTCGGCATCATCAACACTGTTCCAGCGTTGAACACCTTCACTATTCGAGATGAGAACACCGGGGTAGCTCTTGGCACTACGGGCTTCGGTGTGTTCGCCGGCACGAGCGGGCTTGCTCGACTCGTCGGTGTGTACAACGACCTAACTGTTGTCGGGCATAGCAACAGCATTCGGTTGATGCCATCGCCACTGCCGTCGAGCACTACGTTTCTGCGCTACAACATTTACAAAAAAGCAAATGGGCTGTACGGCTTCATCGGCTCTTCTTCGCTGGCGGGAACTTTCGTTGATGCCAACATTCTTCCCGATGCCACGTTCACGCCGCCCATCTCGAATGATGTCATCTCTACCGCGAACAATTTCCCTGGCACGGTCGGTTACTACCAAGGTCGTCGCTGGTTCGCCGGCTCGAATAATGCACCGCAGGGTGTGTTCGCCACGCGCTCGGGAACTGAAAGCAATTTGACGTACCGCATACCTGGACTGGCCGACGATAGCATCTCGGTGCAGCTCAAAGCGCGTCGCGCAGACACTATTCGCCATATCATTCCGAGCACCGATTTGATTCTTCTCACGTCGGGCGGTGAGTGGAAATTGAATTCGAGCGGCCAAGGCCCGGTGACGCCTTCCAACATTTCGTACACACCTGAAGACTACGTTGGAGCGAGCAACGTCACGCCTATCGTGGTCGGCGGCTCGGTGTTGTACGCACAGGATAGGGGATGCCGAGTTCGAGAGTTGAACTTTATCTGGCAACAGCAGAGCTACCGATCGAATGACTTGTCGGTTATGGCTCCGCATCTTTTCGACACGTTCACGATCAAGAGCATGGCGTACACGCGAGCGCCATACTCATTCGCCTGGGCGGTGCGTTCCGATGGTGTGCTGCTTGGGCTCACCTATGTGCCCGATCAACAAGTGGTCGCGTGGTTCCACAGAGACACCACCGGATTCTTCGAATCGGTCTGCGCCACACCCGAGGGCACGGAGGATGTGCTCTACGCAATCATTCGTCGGGTCATCAATGGCCGCACGGTGCGGTATTTCGAACGTCAGCGCACGCGGCAACTGACTACGCTCGCGTCTTCGTTCTTCGTGGATGCCGGCAGCACCTACAACGGAGCGCCGACCGCGGCCATCACCGGAGGGCTTTACCATCTTGAAGGCGTGCCAGTTACGGTGCTCGCAGACGGCGCAGTTATACCGGGATTGGTTGTCACCAACGGGGCGATAGCTTTGCCGCAAGCTGCGAGCGTCATCTCTGTCGGCATCGGTTATAACTGCGACATCGAAACGCTGCCGCTTTCATTCGAGGCAGCAGCATCCGGTCAAGGCGTGACGAAGAACGTGGACGAAGTGATGCTGCGCGTCTACCAATCTTCCACCATCAAGGTCGGGCCGAGCTTGACCAAGCTGCGCGAAGTCAAGCAGCGCACGACCGAGCCGTGGGGTTCACCGCCCAACATGGTGAGCGGGATGTTCCCCATTAAGATCGATCCGAGCTGGAACCAAGACGGCGGGATCGCTATTCGCCAAGAGAATCCATTGCCGCTCACCGTGCTGGCGATGTCGTTGAAGGTGGCAGTCGGTGGTTAGCATCAGACTAGCCACGCCGGCCGACGCGGAAGAATTGCTCTCGCTCGGGCGGCGTATGCGTGATGAAGGGCCAAACTTTCTGAAGCTGGATTTCTCTATCGAGAAAGCAGCAGTGGTGATCGAACGGTTGATCGCCAATAACGGTATCTTAGTGGCCTGCAAAGATGAGACAATCGTCGGCTTGCTGGCTTTTGTGGTGGTCGAACATTTGTGGGGCCACGACAAGATCGCGTCGGATGTGGCGATCTTCGTGGACCCGGCGCACAGGGGATGCACCGCATTCTTGCGGCTGGTGCGAGCGTTCGAAGCTACAGCCGCCGAGCGCGGGGTGAAGATGCTTGAGCTTGGTGTGAGCGCGGGAATCGATAACGGCAAGACGGCGAAAATGTTCACCGCTCTTGGCTATTACGATCACGGTATCGGTATGCGAAAGGAAGTGACGTATGTGCAGCGCATCTGATCTAGGCCCGGCAGCGTTGGGTATCCAGGGTGCGGGCACGCTCATGGCTACCGCTGCCGCGTACACCAAAGGCAAGTCGGACAAGGCGGCTTACGAAATCCAAGCCAACACCGCGGACACCAATGCGGCATTGGACACGGCGAAGTCCGCGGACGCGAAGTACCGCGGTGAAGTCGCTGTGCAGAATGCGCGATTCAAAGCCCGGCAGCTCGAAGGGACGCAACGCGCCGGCTTGGCGGCAAGCGGTGTGAGCCTGGAAAGCGGATCGCCAATGGCTATCCTCGAAGGCACCGAAGTCATGAGCGAGCGCGATTCGCAGATCATCAAGGACAATGCGCTCAAGGAAGCGTGGGGCTACGACGTGGCTGCAACGAACGACCGCAACAACGCGCGGTTCCTGCGCTACCGAGCGGGCGCGGAACGTCCTGGGCTGGATGCAGCCACTACGTTGCTCACCGGAGTGGGCTCGGTAGCGTCGAGCTGGTACAACATTCGTAAGAGCGGCGCAACGCTCACCTAGCCATGCAAGTTCCTACCTACGACAATCCCCAGGCAACACCGGCTCCGCTGCCCAACGCGCGGGTAGAGAGCATCGCATCGCCCGCGCTGCTTGATTCGCGCTCGGTCGATCAGATGGCGTTCGGCAAGTCGCTTCAAGTTGCCGGCACCGGCCTTGCTGCGGTCGCCTACGACATGCAGCAGCGTGAGAATGCTGACGCGATCTTCAAGACTGAAGCCCAGGACAAGGCGGACTACATTCAGTACGAGCAGGATGCGCGCACCACCCGGCAAGGAGCGTATGCCAAAGGCTTGACCACGGATACCGCAGCGTGGTGGAAGGATCGCATCTCGAAGAACGTGGATGCTCTCGACAACGACGAGCAGAAGCGCATCTACTCGAAGCGCGCGACCGCGTTGCAACTTCAAAGTATATCGGAGCTTTCCAAGTTCGAGGGCGATCAACTTGAGATCAGCCATGACCAAACGTGGAAGGCCGACAAGATCAACACGATCAACTTGGCTGCGGCCAATCCGGCACCTGATGTGGTGGCATCGTCCATCGCGGACATCAAGCAGATGAACGCCTATCAAGCCGCGCGCAAGGGCTGGACCGGTCAAGACGGTTCTAAAATTCTCCAAGCGGTGAACGCAGAAGACATCACCAACCTGCACAAACAGGTGATTCAAACGTTGGCTGTGCAGAACA